TCAATTGTTACGACCAGAGTTCGGCGGTGATGACAATGAATATTGTGAATTTGATGTTGACAATGTTCGAGCATTAGCTGTTGACAAAGACAATCTCTATAAACGCATGAATACTGCTGTTCAAGGGGGTTGGGTAACAATTGGCGAAGCTAGAAAAGTAGTGGGTCTTGAAGCAGATAACAGACACGATGTTTATCTAAGACCTATGAATATGATTCAAGTCACAGAAGATGGTAGCCCTCTTCTTAATGACAACGAGTCCGAACCTGCAACGGTAAATGACAATGACGATGAGTCTAAAGCAACATTGACTACCACGACATTTCCTCAAGATACAGAAAGGGAGGACGAAATATTGAGTACACCTACAAGACTTGACCAAAATAAGATTGCACTTGATAAAGATGTTTTTGATAATCCAGCAGAAGCTATGGAAAGGTCTAAAGAACTAAGTTGTTCTCTTGGTGTACATAGTCACGAAGTAGACGGTAAAGAAGTTTTCATGCCTTGTAAAACACATGAAGAATATGAAGAAGCTGTAAGCAAACCTAAAAAGTCTAAAGATATCGAAGAAATAAAAGTTTCCCTAGAAGAAGCGGAAACAATGTACGAAAAAGGAGACAAACTGAATAGTCCAGAAGAAAAAGCACCAGATAAGATAACAAACTTTCCTAGGAGTGGAGATAATCAGAAAATAAGTTTATCTAACTCACAACATAAACAATTTCCTGGTCATGCTTATGTTAAAGATTTAAAAGAAAACTGGCCAGAGATTTGGAGAAGAGCCGGTACCGGTGGTAATCCTCCTACTTCATTTACTGGTAACGATGCTTTCAATAAATGGACAGCTTATAAAGGCGGAGACAGAAGCGAATCAGTTCTTAACTGGGTTAAGAGAAGAGAACGCTTTATGAATCGTCACAAGAAAAATAACAGACTCAACGGAACTATCGCTGTTATGAAATGGGGCGGAGTAACTGCCGGCGGTGTTTCACAAATGAAGTCAGTTGTTAACGATTACAAAAAAGTTATTAGAGAGAGAAGAAAAAAATCTTTAGATATAGCAGAAGATTATTTAATGAAAGCTGTGTCTGATAGAGTAAGAAAATCTTTACAGAAAAAGGTAGAAGAACATAACTCTAAAAATCCAAAACACAGAGCAACACTTAGAATGCTTATTGCTGTGTTTAACAGAGGTGTAGGAGCATATAGAACTAATCCTGGTTCTGTTAGAGGTAATGTTACATCTTCTGACCAGTGGGCGATGGCCAGAGTTAACGGGTTTTTGAGAGCATTAAGAAGCGGTAAGTTTAGAAGAAAACCTTATGACCAAGACTTACTACCAAGTTCACATCCATTGTCTTCTAAGAAATCTGGTACTAAAGCAGAATCAGTCAGAGCAGGACAAGCTGTTAGTTGGTCAATCAATAAAGACCCAGACCCACCATCAATTGTTCATGGCATTGTGACATCAGTAAATGATGATGAAGCAACTGTTATGGTGTGGGCTCGATTAGAAAATGGTAAGCATCAAAAGACAGATAGAAGTGTAAAAGTGCTTGTGTCAAAGCTCAGAATAATATCAGACTTTAGATAATAAAACACTGAAAGTCCAAATCATATTATACAATAATTAAAACGCGCTTCTACAAATTTATATTGTAGAATATTGAGGTATGATGAATAACGAATCTAAAAATATAGACATAGAGTTAAAAGATGACTCTGGTCAAGTAGAAGCAGTTTTCAGTCTATTTAACTCTCTTGATAGTGATGGAGATGTTGTAGTACCAGGAGCTGTTAAATCCGGTTTTAAAAACAATCAAGTACCAATGGTATGGTCGCACAAATGGGACATGCCTATAGGAAAAGGTACAATTTCACAAGATGATGATAAAGCAGTTTTTAAAGGTGAGTTCTTTATGGACACAGAGTCTGGTAAAGAAGCTTACAATCTAGTTAAGAATATGGGCGATATGCAACAATGGTCATTCGGCTATAAAGTTAACGACTCAGAATTTTCAAAAACCAAAGACAGCGATGGTGATGACACAAATGCTAGGTTATTAAAAGACCTCACTGTTTATGAAGTTTCTCCTGTTCTTGTTGGAGCTAATCAAGATACATATACTCTTGCAATTAAATCTAACACAGAACTTCTTAAAGAAATTACAGAAGTAAAAAGTGAACAAGAAGAAGTAGTAGTAGAATCTTCATCTTGTAATTGCAACTGTGGTTCTAAGAGTTATGGAGATGACGAAGATGAGATGAAATCTTGTAAATATAACGAAGGTGGCCCTTGTGCTAAAGACGGTAAAAAATCTGATTCTAAAGGCAAAGGCAACTGTAAATATGGTAATGGAGGTAACTGTATGAAAGAATATGAAGACGAGAAAAAGTCAGACGAAGATTTAGAAGTTTCACAGGAAGACAGCAAGTCTTTCTCTGAAGAAGTCAAAGATGTGCTTGCTGCATTGGATGACTTAGTAGCCCGAGCAAAAGCTATTTCTATGCTCAGAGGCGAAGATGGGAGAAAATTAGGCGTTAAAGCCACTGAAGCACTTCGTGCAGTCGCAGACGACTTAAACGATGCTTGGACCGAAATTGACGAGTTCATCGGAGATATTGGTACTGAGGGTGCTTTGGAGTTAGAAGTAGAAGAGGAACTTGTGGAAGATGAACCAGCTGAAACAGAAGAGGTAGCTGAGGCTTCAACTGATACTATTGATGTTGAAACAGAAGTCGAAGAAGCTACTGAGGAAGAAGCACCAGCAGAGGAATCTGTTGATGAAGAACCAGAAGATGAAGCTGCTGAAGAAGACACTCCAGAAGATAACACTGATTCCCCTGACGAAGAATTTGACGCTGAGTGGGTGAGGGCACAGCAAATTATTGCTGAATCCTTAGTCGAAGAAATAGAAGAAGTATAAGCAATAACGATTGGAGAAATCCCAAATGAGTAAACAAAAAGAACTCATGGACCAAATCGCTGTTAAAAGAGCAGAATTAAAATCTGTTTTTGAAGCTGCTGAAGACGGCAAGTACAACTCTGAACAAAAAGAAGAGATTAAGTCAAGAAATGACGAACTTGCTGGATTAGTAGAAGACCTTTCCATTGAGAAGAAAAAATCTTCCAATGAAAAAGCTCTCGAAGTAGATTCAAAACCCGTTGCAGAAATGCCGTTAGCTAATAACGAAGGTTCAGAAGCTAAATCTGTTGGACAGCTATTTACAGAGTCCGATGCTTACAAAAATTATGTAGGCACAGGGGTAAAAGGTATTGACTCAAAAATTGAGACAAAAACCACTCTTAATACTACAGGTTATCCACCAGAGGTTCTAAGACAACCAGGATTCCTAGAGTTTTTAACAAGAGACCCTAATACCGTGATTAATCTATTCGACCAAATTAATAGTGACCAAAATGCTTTCTCTTACTTAGAAGAGACAACATTCACCAACGCAGCTGCTGAAGCTGCTGAGGGAAGCGCTATTGCTGAGGCCGCATTAGAGTTCACAGAAAAAACAGAATCCATCCGAAAAATCGGTGTATTCATCCCAGTAACAGATGAGTTACTAGCAGACCAAGCTGGCGTACAAGGTTACTTGAACTCCAGATTGCAAACAATGATTCGTCTTCGTTTAGACAGCCAACTCCTTAATGGAGACGGTACTGCTCCAAATGTAGAAGGAATCTTGGACGCTGGAAAAACATCAGTTGGTAGCACAGACTTCTCAAGTTACGCAGGTAACTTAGGAAAACTTGGTGCTCTTTATGCTGCAATTACTGACATCCGTGTCAACGCTTTCACAGAGCCAGATGCGATTGTTATGCACCCTAACGACTGGAATGATATTGTTACATCAGTTTCAGCTGATTTTGCAGGAGATGCTACTGCTGGATACGCAGCAAAGAATCCTCTGTTCATAGCAGCTGGAAGCATGGCTAGCGGACCACAAGCCGCAATATGGGGACTCAAAGTAGTTCCTACAACCGCAATTGCCGCAGGTACAGTACTTGTTGGTAAATTCGGTGGCGGTGAAGCAGCTCATGTTGTGATGAGACAAGGTATCGACCTCGCTGTAACTGACAGTCACTCTGACTTCTTTATTAAGAATCAGCTTGCTATCAGAGCTACAATGAGAGTTGGTTTCCCTGTTTACAGACAGGCAGCTTTCCATAAACTAACAAATATGTAATATCTGTTAGTTGGATATTTCAAGGGAGCCGGGTAAAACCGGCTTTCTTGTTTTTATAAGGTAAAATGATTTCATTATGTCAGAATATATAAAACCAGAAAAAACAATTTGGAAAATGGCTGATGGTTCTATCTTTGAAGGACCAATGGCTGAACTACCTAAATCTGGGGCTTCAAAGATTGCAAAAGCAGGCGTAGAAGTTTCTAAAGAATGGTTAAAAGCTCAAGGATGGGCAGACCCTTCAGAGAAAAAAGCAGCACCTGTAAAAAAATCTGCTCCTAAGAAAAAAGTAGAAACCAAAGCTGTTAAACCATCAGAAGATAAATAAAGGAGTCCTATATGGCTCTTTGTAGTTATAGCGATGTTGAAACATTTTTACAAATAGATGTTGATTCCGCATTACAAACTAATTTAACAAATACTTTTATACCCTATGTAGATGCCTCAATTAAGAGGTTCCTTGGTTATGATGTTGAACAAGCTACATTTACTGAAGTATTTGACGGAGAAGAGAAAAAAGATATATTCCTAAGACACATCCCGGTACAATCAATTACTACAGTTACCGAAGATTCAGCTACTCTTACTGAAGGAAATGAAAATGATTTCGTTATTTACACTAATGGGCAACTTAGAAGAGTTTCTATAAGATGGTCTGGAGTAAAGCCACAAAATGTATCAGTAACCTATGTTGGTGGATATGCTTCATCAGACATTCCAGAACAAATAAAATTTACTTCCGCTAGAGCAGCTGCAAGATTATTTATGACTTCTTTACAAACTTCTGCTAAAGCAGATACAGGTACTATTAGCAGTCACTTATCAGATAGCTCAACACAAACAGGTTTTGATATTTCACTAACAGAGAGAATAGGAGACTATGATGTATCCTATGCCGATGTTGTTATCCAAGCGTTACAACCGGTACTAACAACAGCAGATATGGCTGTATTGCAACCATTTAGGTCAAGATTTTTTGTATAATGATAAATAGGAGGATAGTGATATGGTACATAGGAAAGCTCCAACACTAGAAGAAGCAACAGAATTATTTGCTAAAGAACCCGAAAAAATGCTCAATGATTGGGCAGAAGAATGGGGCGTAACACACGAGCGAGTAAGACAATTAAGAATTGCTTCTGGTATTCCTCAACGAGGTGCTTACAACGAAGATACAGCTAACACCATACTAGAAGTTATTAGAACAGGTAGAGGTGGATTATCTACACCTAGAACTTATGAAGATGTCAATATAGGATACGAAAGATTCAAAAGCTGGATAGAAGAAGAAGAAGGATTAATTGAAAAAGTTCAAGCAGCTCAAAAAGAAGCAGAAAAATACCTTAAAGACCCAATTGAGAAACAATGTAAATATTGTCGTCAATGGAAAGAAGTAACAACCTTTAAAAGAAATCAAAAATACTTAGACGGATATACTAAATTTTGTGTAGATTGTTTAGGAGTATTAAAAGAAAAAAAAGAAGAACTAGGTGATGAGAAGACTAAAACTTGCTTGTCGTGTAGAGAGCTATTGCCTATATCGAAATTTACAAAAAATCCAAACTCAAAAGATGGCTTAAAATTATTTTGTAAAAATTGTCACAAGACAAACAATAAAAAGAAAAGGCGTAGAAATGCCCAGATATGATTATAAATGTTTATCTTGTGAAACAAGTTATGAAATAACACATAAAATAACTGAAGACCCAGAAATCCTATGTCCTAAAGACAATGTAATTTGTAAAAGACAGATAAGCAAAAATGTAAGGTTTGAAACACCTGTAGATATTGACTGGGAGAAAGACCCTAAAGATTTATCTGAAAGTTCATTTAAACAATATCAAAAAGCAAAGAAACAGAAATTTCAATGGTAAAAGAAGAAATAGAAGATATCCAAAACGGAAACGGTAGATATTTCTTTTCTTATCAGTCCTATCAAATATTAAAAGACCCTATTTCTACTAACACCTTTACTTTTACGGCTTTAGTACCTGTTAAACAATTTGCAATTGATAGACCTAACTTAAAGCAATTAATACCTATACACCCAGATGTAAAAAAGAAACCAGTACATAAAGATGAACAAGAAAACTTTTTAAGAGCCTTAAAAGAACACGAAGGCGAAGTAAACATATTTCATCATAAAAACCAGGGTATAACTATATTCTGTGAAAATATCAAAATAGAAGAGAGTAGAAATTTGTTAGAAGTAACAATCAACGATTACTACAGAGAGGGAATTATTGATGGTTCTCACATTTACGAATGTATAAAAAATACTCCTGCTGTTGACCTACCTAAAAAATGTTTTATAAAACTAGAAATAATTGTTGGGCTACATAACAGGCATGCAGAAGATATTATCAAAGCAAAAAATACTAAAATAAGAACAGTTAATAAAGCTTCTTTAAGCAAAACAGATATTGAGTGGATTGATAACTCTTTAAAAGATACTGGATACGAAGATACCTTAGACCATGCAACAGTATTATCTTTAATAAATTTATTTAGAAATAACAAGTACGATTCAGAAATAGATGAACAGCCTATAAATAGCTACTCTGACAAAAACATGGTTGTTGAAGATTATAAAAAAAACAAAGATGAGTATAAAATATTTTCAGAAATAATAAAAGACATACTGTATTTGTACGATTACACAAATGTCGTAGGTCAAGAACTATGGTCAGAGAAAAAAGGAACACTAGGAAGTTCTGGTATATCTCTTCCTTACAAACAAAAACATTATGAATTTCCCATGATGAAAAAAAAGCTAGACTATAAATTTCACGATGCTGTTACATTTCCGTTACTTAACGGATTAAGAATGTACATAATATTTATAGAGGGTAAAGCACAGTGGTCTAAAGATTTTAATAAAATTCTCGAAACCTATAAAGCTCTAATACCAGAATTAACTAAGATAATTAGAGACCACAACAAACAAATAGGATACAATGTACACCTATTGGGTAAAAGTAAATTACTTTACAGTATTATCTACAAAGAACTTCTTATGGGAGACTTGTTAAATCAATTTCAATAATCTTGTAGTAAAGTAGTTGTATGCCTATAAGACACAGAAACTTACCGGAAACTTGCACAATTCAAACAGTATCCGAAACAGCAGTTGATGAAAGAGGTTTACCTAGTTCATCTTGGGCTGACACATACACAAGCGTAAAAGCAAAGTTTGAAAGCCAAGGAATAGAAGAAGATAGAGATGGTAGAAATACTACTATTGAAACATTTGCAATTTATATAGAACCTAATGTTGCTGTTGTTCCCGGTGATAGATTGGTCAAAGGTACCGAATACCATGAAATAATTAGCGTTCAGCAAGTAAAGGATAGATATGGAAAAGAATGTTATAAGTATCTTGAATCTCTTGTAAGAACCTAATGCCTCAATATTTAAAATTTTTTAAAGAGGGTGTAACCCTAAATAAACCAAAATCTAATGCTGGCCGTAAAGGTGGAGCAGTTGGTGGTTTTCGTAACAGACTTTATAAATTTGGTAAAACAGCTGGTGATGTTAACGCTGTCGTACAATCACAATTTATAAAAAATGCAAGAAGAAGTGCATATACATACGCGCGTGGCGGAGGTTTTATAGCTGCTGCAACTTCCGGAGATTTTAGAAAAAAATACGGTTCAGCTCAATCTTTAGCACTTCGTGGAGCAAGAGTTGGTGTAGGTAGATTATCTGGTATGGCTATAAATCAAGTTGTACCCAGAAGTGTAGGTCCTATATTGGGTCGTCTAGCAAGAAGAGAGTTAGGTGGATACATCTCTAAAAGCCCAATGTACCAAATGGCAAATAGAAAAATTGAATCAAAACTTACTGGTTTTTTTCATTCTGATGCACAACCTCATTATCAGCATGTAATTACAAACATGAATATACAAGAAGTTCTAGATTTACAAATAGAAAGAACAGCACAACTTATAAGAGCAAGCGCACCAGACATATCCTCTGGTCAATACATGTTAGGAGTTGGTGCTAGTGAATTGGGTATTAATATAAAAGATACAAGATTAAGACAAGACCAATATGATGAAGAAGCTGGAATGAGTTTTGATGAAAACTATAAACTCAAAACCCTCAAAGGTTATACAAATACCGGAACTAAGAAAAACCCAGTAATTTCTAAAGAATATGTTGAAATGGATATATTTGGATTTACAGAACCCGGTAGAGCTAGAGAACTATTACTTAAATCTGTACATGTAAATCGTGCCAAAGTACCTAAAGCGAAAAAAGGAAAAATGGGACAACAGATATTTACAGGTGATGTAAGGGTTGGAACAAGTAGAAAAAATGGTGTAACAGCAGATTTATTTCCTTGGATATGGCTTGTAGAATACGGTGGACCAATTACACAACAAGTTGCTAGCTGGAGTAGAAAAGATAGTAAACCAGTGGTAAAAGATGTAAAAAAATATATACCGCCAACATTATTTGTTACGAGAAGTGTTCAAGCTGTGAATAATATGAAGTTCAATGGTGCAAAAGTGCAAGTACATATGAAAGCTCCTAGGGTTGGAGGAATGAAAAATCCAGTAGAACTTATGAATAACATACTTAGTGAAAAAGGCAGATATGACCAAATGATTAAGAAAAAAGGTTTAGCTATTGAAAAAGACGGAAGAATAACTTACAAGCCTAAAAGTTTGTTAGCAGCTATGAACAGAAAAGGAACAGGCAGACATTTTAGCCAAGGTATAAAAAGAGAAAATGTAGCTGGGAGAAATAGAAGATTTTATAAATATAATAAAAAACACGATATAGCTGGTGTAAAAGTACATAATACTCATGGAGTTTCTTACTCTCAAGAACTACAAGATGCTATTGGTGTTAAGTTTGCACCCGATTCAATTACAGCAACCGTTAACTTTAAAAATGTTGGAAATATTAAAGGTGGAGTATCAGCAAGAGAAAAATTTCTTACAAGCATACTTACTGATAAAAATCCTAGTAAAACACGCGGTGGTGCTTCAAGAAAAGGTCTTCTTAACAATGTTGAATTATTTGGCGAACAATCAAGTAAAGCAGCCTTTAATGCAACACAAGCTTCTGATTATGTTGATTTTGACACTTTTGCAGTATCTGGAAATACTGGATTTGGAAAAATTAGTGGTAAAAGACTTTCAAGTTATATTAGTAAAAACTACAATGTTAGTGTCCGTAGAGGAAGTAAAGGAAGAGGCTCTGGGGCATATGAAGTTACATTCACAAGAAAAAATAAAGGAACTAAGTCAGGTGGAAGTAAGAGAGCTCAAAGTGTTTCTGATAAAAGATTTGCATCAGGTGCAAAAAGACCTGGTCAAAGACAAAATAAATTTCAACAAGAAGCTGCTAGAGCAATGGTTGAAAATGCTAACTATGAAGAAATAATATCAGCAGCATCTTTTTTCTATAACTCTCCAGATGAAGTTTAAGTGGTAGGATAAATAATTATGGGTATAAAAGCAGTAGGCGCACAGTTTGACCAAAGTCAAAATTTTCCACCAGATGCGGAAATTATATTTCGTGAATGGTGTATTAATACAACAGCTATAACAAATTTATGTAGTTCAAGAGTAGCTACTAGATTACCTCGTAGTGCAGAATTACCTTTTTTAACAATATTTAATGCAGGAGGAACACTTATGTCTCCTACATCTGAAGCAGCTGTAACTGGAGCTGCTATAACAGTAGATGCTTATGCAGGACGCTGGGGTGGTGGAGGAACTACTTCTCAACCAGATTATGCAAACGCTTATGCTTTAGCAAATGCTGTAGCTGAATCTGCTTTTAAAATGAAAAGTACAAGGGTTGTTACTCCTACAACTAACACAGCAGCAGTTATTTACAGCATGGAGGTACAAGGATTACCTTCTCGCATAGAAGAGACTGACACCGGATTAGGACATTATCAGCTATCATTAATAATGTATTACCGAGGACTAGATTGATATGAAGAAGATAAAAGTAAAAATTAATCCTTTGTTGCTAGAGAAGACAACTGTTCGAGATACTGTAACAGGTACAGTCTTTAGTCACAAGGGATGGGCAGAGATAGACATGGCCGTCTGGGAGCGCCTTAAAGATGCTACTTATAAACAGGGAACACAAAAAGTCTCTGTTTTAATAGCTGATGAGGAAAAACTAGACGACTCTACAACAGAGGACGACAAGGAATCTGTTGAAGAGGTAGTGGAAGACTTCTTTATTGCTGAAGAAGAATAACCGGCAAAGCTGAAATCGACTTGAAAAAGTCGGCTGAGCTCAGCTGATAAGTATAAGTATAAGATATGTTAGGAGATAACAAATGAGCTTCAATACAAGCGGTACTATATCCGAAGTATTAATAGGTACAGGTGTTCTCTATTACGCAGATAGGACTACAAGTTCTTTAGTATTCCCAGCCGATAACAGCGGCGCATGGGAAAACCCTACATCACTATCAGTTCCATTCTCAGAAGTTGGTTATTCTGAAGATGGCTGGACATTAGAAGTTGATAAAACTTTTGAAGATGTTATGGTTGCTGAAGAAGTAGACCCTATTAAGACTCTTAAGTCAGCACAAGAAGTAAGACTAACTGGTGAACTATCACAAGCTGGTATTGACAAACTTCAAATCGCAATGGGTGGCGGTGTTAAAGCAGAAGATACAATTACTGCTGTAACAACCCAAACCACTGGTGACGATTATGATACAGGATATGATTCATATATCCCACCTTTGTCAGATACTTTCACAGAATATGCGATGGTATTACACACAGATGGTCCAGCTGGTGCAGACAGACAGTTCCACATTCCTAGAGCAGTGAATGTTGGTTCTTTCGCAATGAGTCACCAAAAGGCTCCAGCAAAAGTTAGTTTGGCAACAGAATTTAAACTTCTTGTTCCAGATTCAACTTTAAATGTTGGTTCTACAGGTGGTGCATACTACTTGTTTAGAGTTATAGATAACACTAACGATACTGACGAGTTAGATATTAACTAAAAAATTAGATAGGAGAATATAAGTGGAAAAGTTTAAAGACTTTGATGAGGCTTTAGAAGCCGATAATTTATTAAAATTGCAGATGAAGGTAGCAGGAAAAACATACGATTTACCAGCTACCTTACCTGCAAAAGCAGTCCTTTCGCAAATGAAGATGGCCGAAGACGGAAACAACCAAGACCTATCAGCAATTGCGGACTGGGTGGAATCAATAGTGGGTAAAGATAATTTCAACTCAATGCTAGATGATGGTGTGGGCTGGGAAAAGCTTAATGACATACTTGTATGGTTATTAGAAGCTTACGGACTAGCGTCACCAGAAGAAGTTGAGGAAGCACAAGAAGCCGCTGCCGAAGAGGGTGATAGCCCAAAATAACTTGGTCTCCAGGTGACATCCTAAGTTACTGGGGACAAGTAGAAGCAGACTTTCTTAGGTATTACGGCATTGATAAACCTCAAGATGTTGAATATCGTAAATTT